TTGTACTTACAGGAATGTCACAAGTTTGGAAGTCATTCTGAACTAAGACACCAATATTGAATACCCAGCCGCAGCATAAGTTATCAAAGCGTTCCTGAAAAGGTTCTATTGTGAATTGGTCTTGTGTAAAGTATAAAGGTGCGTTAATATCATTTACTCCTTCTAAAGATTGTCTTGAACTATGCCTAAGCATTCCTATAAAGTCAGTACAAATTTGAAGCGTTTCATTAAATACATCTTGCTCGTTACTTAGTGTCTTTACTAATTTAGTAAATTCGTCAACAATAGGACTAACAATTTCATTTCTGTTTGTATTCCAATCAGCTTTTTCAGTTACCATATCCATTATGAATATTTGAAAGTTGTATGTAAGTTGGCTATCCCCTGTTGCTACACTTGTAGGGTTTATGTGTAGTAATGGAAACTTCTGCATTTTCTCCAAGTTGATGTCATAAATATCACCTACTGAAGTTGTACTGATTTGCCTATGATACTCACCTAGTCTAAGCAAAGTATTTACTACGTTATTGTATGTCTTATTATTAACCATTTCTTTTTACTTTATTTTGTGAGTTCAAATCTGTTTCATAACTTAACCACGTTAAACATTCTAATAGACCAAGCTTGGTAATTGGTTCTAAATTTACTATTTGCTCATTACACAACCTGTGCATTACACCAAACCATCCCCATTTGCTTGAAAAGTCTTCACTTGCTATTGCGTCTTCGTTTCCTTCAGCTGCTCCATCAAATACAATGGCAAAATCTCTGACAACGCCTTCCCTAAAGTGTAAAAAAAAACTAGCGCACTTTGCACTTGTTCAGCTGACATCTGTTTCATTTCTTCCGTCCTGAGCCGTATATCGCCATCATAAGCGTCAATAATATATATATCATTTTTCTTTTCTTTTACAGGTCTGTAGAGTACAGCCATTAGTTCTGGAAGATTTGACTCTATTCCGTTCTTAATAAACTGCTCGATATCGGCATACTCACCGAGAGAAATTGAGTGCAAATCAGGATGAAAGCCGTACTCAATATCGTTTATTTCTATTATCCTTTTTAGCTTTGTATCTTGCTTCTGTTGAAGTTCTGCTACCTTACTCATTATATTAGCTACATCTGACAAGGCTAATTCCTTGACCAACCGTCTAGGAATATCTGATAATGCTGCTATTGTTTCAGTAGCTTCTTCAGTCTTTGTACCTGTTTCAAAATCAACTAATTTAAGCCAAGTTTCCAGAGTCACATCTGACCAACTGCTAATAAGATTAAACGATTCTGTTTTTCCTTCTTTTTTAATTTTGACTTTCATACACTATATAATAGAAATTTGTTGTTTTTAGTTTACTGCACGTAATACCTTCCTGCATTTGGATTGTCTAGGTGATAGATTACATTATAACGAATACCATCTATTGCGTGATTATAGTTATCTACGTAAAGCTTAGAGCCTTTATCTGCATAGACATAGTTGTTTAACTCTTTAGCTATATTAGTTGATTCAGGACTTACAATAAGTTGATAGTCTTGCATTCTAGTTATTCCACTTTCAATTGTTCCTTTCTTAACTGCTTTGATGTTTACTCCTAAATGTCTAAGGTCTGCTATTAGTCTAGGCTCTGCTGAATCGGCAATTATAAGTTTACTATCTACTTTGTCTAGTATTATCTTAGCAAGCTCTTGACTCTTTAATCCATTACGATAAAGGTGTTCTTTTAAGTAAATCTTTTTATGCTTTTTGTCAATAGCTACTTCAGTAAGTGAGTCAGGATCTATTGAGAATCCAAAGTCCATTCCGCAAGAAGTCTGTAAGTTATCAGGATTAAATTCTCCTATACTCCAGTTCTCAAAGACTACACCTTCTGCTTTTGCTAACCACCCTCCAAGAATCTTATGTTGATACTTTTTAAAGTTATTATGCTTTATACTCTTAATACGCTCTAGGAAGCTCTGTGATAGGTTTGTTTCATTATCTAGGTATGTACTATGGATATAGCATACATTGTCTTTAACGCCATTAAAACCGCCTTCAATGCCTTTGTCCTCAAAGAATCTCTTATATATCCAGTGTTCCTTAGTAACAGGATTTAAAACTAATATGATTCTATTCTGCACTTTCTTTTCCCTTATACTTAAATCAATAGTGTCAAAGATGTTTTCATCTACAAGTTCTTCAGCTTCATCTAACACCCAAGTAGATATTCCCTGTAAAGACTTTAAACTAGCAGTCTGATTACCTGCTGAAGTCTTGATACCTCTAAATAGAATGTCTGATTTGTTTCCTAAGTTTATTACCTCAGCTTTGTTTACGCTAAAGGTATTGTCATATCCAAGCAGCCCTATCTTCTCTAAGAACTCAGGAATGATTGATAGGTGTGCTGATGTCATTGTATAACGTGTGAATAGGACTCTAACATTCCTAGACATAGTTAAGAGCGTTAGAAAAACTGTAACTGCAAAAGACTTTCCAGAACCCCTACCTCCTGTTATAATAAAGTATCTAGCATCTGATGTAAATAGTGCATTATATTTTTCGCTAAGATTCAGAGCTTATAAAGTTTATTAAAGGTACATTAAGACTTTCATCATTAGTAGTTACATCTACTCTTTGCTGAGGTTTGCCGTAAAAGTATTCAAAGTATAACTTAACCGCCCATTGTTGCTTTTGTTTTATACCTTCTTGTAAAGCTTCAAGTGCTATTCCACTCATTGGTGTTAAGTGTTCTATTAGCTTTTGTTCTTCACCTTTACCTTTACGTCCTGCTCCTTCTCTTTTTCCTCCATGTTCCATTTTGAAATAATTTGATTAATCAAGTTGTTATATAATAGAAATTACTCGTATTCATTTGGCAGCATTAGTCTTATGCCTAAGTCAGTTATAGCCCATACTCTTATTTGCTCTGTATATACTTCAAAGGCTTTAGTATTTAAAGCAGTTGTACTACCTATTTTATTTAATGCTATTTGATTATCGTTAATACTTATCATTTCATATTCAGATAAGAACTTAGCTCTTAGTACGTCATGCATTTCATTAGGAAAATATCCTAGTTCTTCTGCTAGTCCTTGTACTATACATTTCCAATAGTAACTGTATAGTACTTCTTGTGTTTCTTTGTTTCTTTACACTAACTATGTAGTCATTATCTAATTCCTTTAGGTAACTGAAAAGGCTTTGCTTATCTCTACTGTCCTTTATTACAAACTTCATTAATCAAAGGATTCATTGATTCCCCTTTCGCCTACTAGCTTTTCCTTTGCTCCAGCCCATAAGTTATCCCTTCTCTTACTTAGGCTAGGTTCTGTCCTTTGTAGTGATGGGATTCCTTCTGTTGGTTCGCTATCCATATACAGTCCACATTCACACTCTGCTTCCTTTGCTTCCCAATTTCCATCTCTAAAAACTATTGTAACTTTAGCTAGTTCTCTAGTGTTTCCACATTCGCAAGTATATAGTGTCATATTAAAATAATTCTTCTTGATTAATAACTTCCCTTCTTACAATACCTAACATAGTTTCAAAGATTGTTTTACCTACTTCATAGTCTACCAGGTTTCGTAATATCTTATCTTTGCGTTGTTTTCCTTTATAGCTTTTTAATTCTATATTATGAAACAATTCTAATTTTTTTAATTCATTATTTGTCTGACATAAACCAGTAAAATGTCTTGAATTTAAAGTATTAGGTAGATTAAAATTTGACCAATATAAATGTCTATCTTTTTCTTTTGCTTCAATCAAAGGTTTGTAATAAGGTATTACATTTTCAACCACATACTTACCCTTACAATGATGTTGTAAAAATATTATTTCTTGATATAATTTCATATCTGGGTATGTTGGGTTTTTACCATTAGCACCAAATCCCCAATATCTTGCTCTGCTATGTGTTGGACAAGGTGGTGATGACCAAATAAAATCATATTCTTGGTAATGGTCTAATAAGTATTGATGTGCATCAGCTATGATTACAGTGTCATTAGGAAATCTTTCTTGATATAATCTGGCTAATTCAGGGTCTAGTTCAATAGCAGTTACTTCTATATCTTCTTTTACTTCATTCCACTTATATCGGTTCCCACCAAGACAAGCGTATAAGTTTAATATTTTCATCCTTTTAGTTTATCAAGTTCAAACTCTAAATGATTAATTGCTTTCTGTATATCCTCTATATGCTTATCTATAATATCCATACCTTCCTCTTTTTTCTTGCCACAACGCAAAAGATATGAACAGGCAGTCCCTACATTATAGGATAAATCAAAATCTTCAATAACTTTTCTTGCTTCTATCTTGTAGCGACTTCCTATGTAGTAGCTTGGTATTCTATTGTCTTTCATTTATCCTATCATTTTCAAGTCCTCCTGTTCTTGTTTCTACCTTATCCATTTTCCAAAGGAATTTTTCTTTAGTTTTTCTTTTTATTCTACCCTCTACAATAGTCATTATTATAACTATTAAAAAAAATACTGCTGCAATTATTCCTATTATTGTAAATATCATCATTTTGTTAAAAGTTTTAAAAGTTGAGAGCTAGTATAAATTCTATCATCACCATCATAGTTTTCATAGATACAAGTAAAGTTATCATCTTTCCAAGTCCATAAAGATTTGACGTTCTTTTTAATATTGTCTTTCAATATCCATTTAATTGTTTTGTATGTTCTTTCCATTTTTTTAGTTTTAGTTAATTGTATTGGGGAGGCGACCAAACCCCCCCTCTACTACTCTAGGTTAAATTAAATGCTTTTGTAGGTATGACTCCTATATTAATTAGTATTAGTCCTTAGAGTATTCTTTATATATTTTTTTTATTCCATCAAAGCAGGCTGCTATACAAGAGCCGCAATTAGTTCCTGTTGAGTAGTTTGTATTATGCAATACGTTGTATATCTCTATCATTTTCTTCTTTGCCGTTTGGTCTTTAGCTCTTCCTGTTTTTAAGTCTTCCCAAAGTAATATAATCTCTGCTATTATTTCTTCAGGAATATCTGTTCTTACTTCTACCTCTGTTGTCTTTTGCCAAAAACCCTTTGGGCAAGATTGACTACTAATTTTTGACTTTACTTTCATAAAACATAAACAAATTCCGCAATTTCCTAGTACACTTGAATAGTGAGTACAACTTTTACAGATAGCCATTCTATCTTCATATATTTCTTTAGGAACAAAAAACTTATTCATAATGATAATAGTATTTCTTTACATAATTCATAAGGCACTTTACTTCTTTCATAATTATTTTTCATTCCTTGAGTTCCTGTCTTACTTCCTCTTGGAGCTTCCTCGTGTTGGCATTTTTTATTTCCTGCAAAACATTTCGCTTTAGGTTTCCAACCATTTAAATTAAACATATCAAAAATGTTATTACTCCAAATGTCAGTTGGTTTCATTCTCTTATCATCATAACTACAATAAGTTATTGTAGCTCTATCTATTCCTTTAACAATTCTCCTCATTTTACCAACAGGGTTTTCCATAAAAAACTTTGATGTTTTATACCAATCAAAAATTAAAATTGTTTTATTTAAAATTTTTAATCCTAAAATTGCTTCTTTTGTTTTAGGTGTATGATTTTCGTACCAATGATGTCCAATACTAGCAACACTAAAATAAGTGCAAGGTGGACTAGCCCAAATTAAATCAGGAATAAATGGAATATCCTCTTTTTTTAAATCTAAAATATCTTTAACTAAATCTATTCCTTCAAAATTATTAATATCTACAGAGAAAACTTCATAGCCTAATTCATCAGCTACTTTTCCTATTGACCTACTTCCTGCAAATAATTCTAAGACTTTCATTATTCTTTTAACTTATATTTTAATTGTACTCTTACTTTGTCTATTGTCGTAAACAGGCTGTTTCTACTTATACCTGTCTTACTTGCGAGGCTGTCTAAAGTATTGCCCTCGTAGTAATATAAAGAAAAAACCTTAGAATCGTACCAAGAAAAACTCTCTAATGCACTATCTATCTTTTCTAGGCTAGTCCATACATAGTCGTCAGATAATTCGTTAGGCAGATTGTAAAGGTGCTTAGAAGGTATTGTTTCTCCTGTTTCCATTTCATCATAAGTAACTGCACTTGTTAAACTGTCTATATGTGAGTAATACTTTTTGTACTTATAATAGTAATTACTTCTAGGACTTGTTAAGGCTCGTCTTAGTGCTACTGCTCCATAACGTGTAACTCCTAGAATTCCATCTTTATCGTAAATCGCTTTGAGTACTTCTTTATTCATCTGAAGTAGATATAGCATAAGTTCCTGTACTGATTCATTTACTTCATTTTCATCAGAGGTTAATCCGTAAGCCATAGTCCGAAACTTATCTGATAGCTTAGATATTTCTTCGTATATCTCAGTCATTAATTGGTTCTATCTTATCAATCTTATTTACTGTGTCCTGTGTTAGTTCATCAAGAACTACTCTGTAAGCCCTTACTACTGCTGCATTACTTCTTGTTTCTACTCCTGCAAAGAATCCGTTTGTTGCTACTGCTAAGTTTATAGGTATAATTAGCATCCAATCCCAAAAGTTATTCTCTCTCTGTCCTTCTCCATAATGATTTGAATACTCCAAAATAATTTCAACTACTTCTAAATAATTATTGTATCTATTTTTTGTACTTACTTCCTTTGCAAACTCTTTACACATTGTTATGTAAGTTTCAATAATTACTCTGTGTTCATTATTTGCGTAAATCGGTTCTGTCATACGCCAAAGATAATAAAAATGTTACTCTATTCCTTTTTCTTCTTTTAAGTTTTCAACAAGGTTTTTGTAATAACTAATCTTTTCTTCATATTCAACTCTTGAAATCTTTAAAGTAGTTCTAGCTAATTGCTCTAGTTCTTCAGCTCTACCTTCTCCATACTTTTCATCTAGTCTAAGTGAAAAAAGGTATTGCTGACCCGAATCAAAAATATTGCACTTTAGGCACTGTACTTCACAATTTCCATCTTCTGAAAATCTCGTGGCTAGGTGTTTCCGACTTTGGAAGTGTCCATTCTGCATTCCGTCCTTATATCCTCTTACTATTCCACAAGTGAAGCATTGCACCATTCCGTACTCATTAGCTTCTCTTAGTCTTATGTAAAGACTGAACCATTTGTCAAGTTCCTTTTTTAATTTACTAATTGTTTTCATATCCTAAGTCTTTTCTCCATTTGTCTTGCAATATGCCTTTCCTTAGGTTATACTTTTCTCCTCTATATTTAGGTTCTTCTTCCTGAAGCTTTGCTCTTGCTCGTTTTATGCTTGGTGCTGATGTAAGTTTACCTTCTGCATAAGCAACTAAAAAGTCAGCAACTTTACTTTCCTTATTCATTCCTTCTACTTCTCCTATTTCTATAGCCCAAATATTTGAACAAAGTCTATTGTCATTATCTTTTAAACTTGGGTACATTTCTATAAACATCTTTACTTTGTCTTTTGTTTTCATATTATATATGTTCTAAACAAGTTGGACAAAGTCCTACATCTTTGACGTCATCTGTTATTTCATCATTACAGCAAGTATATTTAATTTCTTCTTGCTCTAATATTTCTTCTATTACTTTGTCTACTTCTTTAATGTTTGATAGTTCTGTTTTCATTTCTTTTCTGTTTTAGTCTTTCTAATTGATACCCACTTATTTGGTCTGTGTACTCCAGGTTGTGGAAAACCAAACATCATTTGGAAAGTTCCAGTCTTTTCAGGATCGTACAATTCTTCTTTCTTCATCTTAATAATTTTATAGGTTCTTGAAAATAAGGAGTCTTTTCTTTAGGCTGTCCTAATGTCCTAACTTGATACGTTGCATCATCTACTACTTTCTTGTGAGCATACACCCACTTGTAAAAGGTTCTGATGTTTAAGAATGGTTCGTCTTTACCAAACCTTACTCCAATATGAAATGCATCTAGTATTTGATTCCAAGACATATTTCCAAATCTTTTCTCTTGTATTAAGTCTGATGCAAATATCTTACTTAGACTTGCTAGGGTTTGAGCGTCTGACCTATGTCCTATTTCTACTGAAGTCTTGCCTAATAAGTCTAGGACTTTTTCGGTTAATGTTTGTAGTTCTTCTTTTTTTAGTGGTATCATAATAATTCTTTTGCTTTTTGCCATTCATTAATTTGTGCGTCTAACTTAGACATTGTTTTAGGATTTTTCTTTTCTCTACTTTCCCAAGTCCTAACACAAGCCTTCCAACTTTTCATTATTTCCTTTCCTATTTGCCATCCCTTACTTTCATAAAAATCAAAAAATGATTCTGCATCTATATTATTTTTGCGTAAGATACAATAATTTTTAACTTCATTTAAAGTAGGTTTTTTAAAGAGAGCCTTTTTATTACTATCTGTAAGATTAGTATTAGTTATATTTATATTAGTATTATCTGTACACATTTTTAGACTAGG